CGGCAGGAGGCTTTCCAGAGCCGTGATACACCGTTGAACTCCAGGCCTCGTAAACGGCATCAGTGTTCCGATGCGCATTGAACAGATAGCCGGTGGTGAATTGGCGCCCCATGATTGTTGAACTGCTGGGCGGCGGCACATCTTTCTTTACCAGCTCTGTCCATCGGAGCGCTTTACTAAGACGCAATTGCCGTTCTAGATTGGCTACGTATTCGCGTTCTTTTTTAGTCATCGCCACTGGCGCTCTCCTTGTTAATCGGTATGTGAATCCTGAAAGAAGCGGGCGCCCGCTACCAGGGCTTCTCGACTTTGCCTTGGTCTTGAAGGGATTTGATGCGGAACAACTCGTTGAGCATTTGGTCCATGTGAGTGGCGAGCTGAGTCCGAAGTCCATCTTTGAGTGCACCGGTCACGCTCAGAACTGACTGCTTCATGCCCTCAGAAAAGTCCTGGGCGCAGATCTGCGTCATCAGGTACTCCGCTCTGGTAACGGCGTTGTAGTCGCTTTCGGCCGGCTTGCCCGTACGGCTGCTAACCTTCGCCGACCAGTAACCAGACACCACCTTGTCAAGTTCTTTCCGGACGCTGGTTTTTGGCCCATCAGCCTCACCCCAAGAGGTGACACGCTGATACTCCCGCTCGAAACCATCCTTGATGGCTTGATCGATTGCGGCCGACACCTGAGCTTCAGCGCGGTCGGCAAAGATTCGGTCCAAGCGCGACGTCACTTCATTGCGGACCAGTGCCGACAAGTCGTCGCCATCCCGCAGCAGTTCGTCCGCGGCTTTATTGACGATGGCCGACTTAAGGTCGGCAGCGTTGATGTTAAGAACGTCCATAGTTATTCCCTAGATGCTGCCCCACAGGGGCGTTGTTCACGTGTCTGCGTCCTGTCACGGCCTAGGCAGAGTTAGCTGCCAATGACAATCACGCCGCTGCGGCGACCGAAATCAATGTTCATCCGCGCTGACATATCGGGGAAGTTCACAGCCGTATCGTCTACTGGCTGCTCGTCATTTCCATCCCCTACGGATACGGCGTGAGCATCAAACCAATGATCTCCGCAGGTTCCGAATACTTTGTCGCCATCGAATGCATACGCGTAGTCGGTGGTGTGGCTGTCTTCCCACGGCCAGGGCCAGCCCATTTCGGGTGAAGTTCCGTCTTTACGATTGGCTAACTCTGCCGCCACAGCGTCTCGGAATTGCTGCTCGTTGATGGCGTTCAACAGCCCATCACGGTCAAAGCCGTCCGGGTACCCATCCCAAGCCACGCTACCTAGCCATTCAGCGTTGGTACCGCGCCCAACATAAAAGTCCGCTCGTGTTCCCATTCAAATCTCCTTGTTCATTTGTCAGCCATCGCTCATAGAACGGGCTGACAGATGAATTGCCAGTCGTTGCCCCATCTTGTGGGTCTGGCATCCGGGCATCGGGGCTGCCGATGACCAGCGCAGCGGGCTTTCATCCACTGCCCCGGCTTGTCCGCTACGCGGTCCCTCCCCGGGTACGACTCGTTTATCCACCGGCCGTAGGTGCATTGCGATTTAGCGTCCTCGCCAACGACGTACTGCACCTGGTTGGTTGCCCAGGGCGGTAAAGAGCGGGTACTGCTGGTACTGCTTCCCATGCCCACCCGACTTTGTGGCGGTAACGTCCTCTCGCTGGGAGACGAGGCCGAGGGCTTGTTTCGTAGCCGTGTTTGCGGCATGTGTGTAGATTAGCCGAAAGCTAAAGTTTCAGTCAAGCTATTTTTCGCTGGTAGCTAAAAAGCTAAATTTCGCAGCCAAAAAAATGGCCGCTGGCAGCGGCGCAGATCCTATTGGCAAGGTATTGCTTGGTTCGGTTACGATCCCTCACGGTGCTAAGTTGGCCCGATACCCTTGGAGGAAGTGATGGAGGCGGTGGTTTTCCTGCTTACGGCGTTCCCGATAGCGCTATTAATTGCCTTTTGGCTGGCCTGCGCCTTCCTTGCTCACCATATAGCGAACGCCAAAGGGCTGTGCGGCGCCTGCTGGTTCCTCTGGGGCATCCTGTTAGGTCCGTTGGCTCTTTTGACCACAATTGGGATGCCGGACCTTTACACCCGTCGGGAGATCGTCCAAGTCAGGTATGCGATTGAGGACGCGACCGCTCCGGTGGAGTCAGAACAACAGGTGGAAAGAACCGAGCCCTCTCTGCGTGCAGGCTAAGCCCTGAGTAGAAGGGTTTTGGCATCGCTCGGGCGTAAAAAAGCCACCTTATAGGTGGCTTGTTCATTGCTAGTTGCCGCCGGCAGGGCCAGACCCCGAGCGGTAGATCACCTCACCCACGATAGAAAGCGATTCCATCTGATCCGCCGAAATGGTTCTATCTGGGTACTTCCCGTTGTATGAGTGCAACGTCACCCCGCCACCTGCCTGCTTGAAGATCTGCTTGACTAGAGGCTCATCTTCAAAGTGAACGGCATAGATCTTCCCGTCACGAATCATTGTCTTTGAAGAATCGACCATCGCCAGATCCCGGTTGAACAGATACGGCTCCATGCTGTCCCCACGAACCAGCAACAGCTTGCAGTCCTTAGGATTGGAGCGTATGGCGCGGAAAAATCCAGCATCAAAGGGTAGAGCTTTCTTCGATCTAACTTCCCACTGAATCATCCCCGTACCTGCTGACAACTGGTAGTCGTATCGGTCAATCCAAACCCGGTCTTCGTCTGGCTCTAGGTCTTCAGGACTCTCCCAAGAAACCACATTGCCCTGATCCTCAGGCAGCCTGAGGATGCCAGGTGCCGCCCCCCCTGGGATCGCCTCGTCCGGAGCATGGGGGGTATCCAGCCACCCCTGGGGCAGCCGGAGAGAACTCTCGATCTCCCTGCATGTGCTGGATCTCATCCCCCGTGGCTTACCAGCTCCAGAATTTGTGGACGCATTGATCCACTGACTGAGTTGAGACTCCCCCTTGCCGATTCTGTCGGCTAGCTGGCGGTTCCCTCCGAGGCGTGAGGCAAGAAGCGCCAGATTGCTGCGGCGGATTTCGTCGGTCGTGGCTAATTTCATCGCTTCATTAGATAGCCATTGGCTAAGAGTTGGAATGTGCCAAAAGCTCAAAGGTGCGCAGAAAGTATTTGCGTAAACGTTAGCCATAGGCTAAATTGTGGCGTATGAAGCTAAAAGACCTCTACCCCAAGCTAAGCCAAAAGGAGCGCCATGCGCTCGCCAAGAAGGCCAACACGGACCCTGGCTACCTGTGCGCAACTCGCCACCGGCTGGCGCGGGAAGAAGCCGAGCTTGGCCATGATCGAGCGGCTTGCAAATGCAGATCGTCGGTTGACGATTCCGCATCTTGTGGCTGAGTTCGCGTCTTCAGGCTCCGGGGCGCGTCAGTGAAGAACCCCACGGCTTTCCATTTCCCGGCTCAAGCGGGCTTCGTCTTGCTCGCAGCAAAGTCGCTGAAAGATGGCGATCACAGCGGATTCGGTGGGGTCAATAAAAGTCCCCTTGGCAAGTTCGGCGGCGACTTTCAAGAGCTTTTCGGTTTCAGTCATTTCGGCATTCCTGTTTGGGATACCGACAGTTTGAACAAGACCGCTTTAAGCGGCATTCACTTTCACTTTAACGGCGTTGAAGCAGCATGAACGCAGCAGAAATCCCCATCCTTCCTGTGAGTACCGAAGAGGGCGAAACGCTCCTTCGAAAGGCTCTGACCAACATGACCAAGGCTCAAAAGCTGGAAATCATGAAGGAGTGTGGCTGGAAGGACGAATCGTCCATCACTCAGATCATCAACGGCACTGTCGGAATCAAGATCTGGCAGCTCGATGCCATGTTGAAGGTGTTCGGCATGGCCATCGTTGAGCAGTGGTACATGGACTACTTGGCCCGTGGCAACTCCATCGGCGCCAATTGCTGCCGCGCTCGCTTGAGCCAAGGCACTTGCGGAGCGCACTGACATGCCAGTTCCCGTCGCTTTCCAAGGCGAAGTGCAATTGCTGGGCTGGTCTGAAAGCCATTCCACCGGCGCCAAGATTGTTCTCCAGTTGGCTGACGCTGACGACTTGGA